AGCGTGCCTACATTTGTGGAAACTGCCGATGAGTAGGCTGAGCGTAGCCTGTCGATGGACTGAGTGACTATGTTGTCTAGTCGATCTGCAAACTGCTTCTGAGTCTTTAGGACATTCTCTGTGTAGTCCTTGTTTATCTTCTTGACTTCTTCGTTGTAGGCCTTCTGAGCCTTAGCTAAGTCAGCCTGTGAATCCTTAATAAATTTCTGGACCTTCTTGAAGGCAGTCTCGCCAGTTCCCCCGCCGCCTCCACCGCCTCCCCCGCCGCCTGTGGTCTCAATAAAGTTTGGGAGGAAGATTCCCTTCATAGCAAAAGCTAACTGCTTTGCGTTGTAAGCCAGCCTTTCAGCATCGACTCTGGTATCACCTAGCTGGGATCTAAACTTGTCGAGGTCTAGGTTATTCAACCTGCTTAGCCATCCAGAAGTTGCCTCAATGCTTGGAGTGAGTTTCTCAAATTTAGTCTTTAGCCCTGCGATGGCCTTGTCATATTGGCTCTGAGTAATTAGTCCAGACTCTAAATCCTGACGAAGTTTCTCAGCTTGGTAGGCATAATCCTCAATGCCGTTCTCAGTCTTTTCTGTGACAATGCCACTCTTGACCATTGCATCAGAGAAGACAAAGATTCCACCTACAAGAGCTGCTAGGGCAGTCGCTGCAATGACATAGGGGTTCGCTCTGACTGCCACATTGAATAGAAGCTGTGCTGTGGTTGCAAACTCTAGTGCTGTTTTTAGACCATAGAGAACTGTTATGGCAGCTGCTGCCTTGATTGCAAAATCTGCAATTTCATCAATGTTGTCAATGAGGAACACCGCAAAATCAGCAATGGCATCAGCGGTATCTTGAATTATCTTCTTGCCCTCTGGCGATGCAAGGAACTTTCCAAAGTCCTCGAAGACAGGCATTAGTCTGTCTCCAACCTCAGTCACTAGATCTGTGACCGCTGGGAGAAGGGCTGTTCCAATCTCTGCTTGCATGTCCTCAAAGCGAGCAGTCAGGATTCTCTGTGAGTTGGCTAGCCCATCAGAGGTATTGGCAAAGTCACCCTGCACCTTGTTGGTGGATTCCAGAAGCAAGCCATAGCGTGCCTGCACCTTTTGAACCTCAGTCAGGGTCTGACCCTGCTTGATCATCTCTGTTCTCAAAGCAAAGGCTTTGACCTCTGTATCGAGAAGATTGATACCAAATCTCTTTAGTGGCTCTGCCTCACCCGATAGACCAGACTGAAACACCTGCAGGGCCTCAGATACATCAATGTTGAATACCGATGCAAAGTCAGCAGCTCTGGTTGAAATGTCACTTATGAATCCAGCGACATCTCCACCGCTACCAACTACTCTTTCTGCAAAAGCTGAAAATCGGACAGCGGCCTGATTGAAGGCAGTCTGGGATACACCCATTGATTCTGCAGAAGTCTCACCTAGCTTTAGGACAGACTGTGCAGCATCCCCAAAGGCCACATTGACAGCGTTGGTAGATTCGGCTAGATCAGAAGCGGCCTTGATGGAATCGACACCGAATTTGCCAATGGCAGCTCCAGCTATACCCGCTCCGATAGTGACGGCCCTAAAAGCTCTATCTACACCTTGCCCAAAAGTGCCAAAAGCTTTCTCTGCCTCTTTGATACCTACATCGTCAAAGAGTGCCTTGATGACAACATTTATAGCCATTAGCCCTTTACCAATCTATAGCTAGCGATCTTTTCGTATTTCTGCACAACCATAACCACTCTGGCCTGTAGTGCTGGCAGGTCATTCTCGACAGCCTTCCAGACAAATCGAGATGCTCTATTCTTAGCAGCCACATTCAGGTTGTGAATAAACTTTTGACCTGCCTCATAAGGAGTTCTTCTAGCCACAGCGATTAGCTCTCCAGAGCGATTACGCTTGACATAGGCAGTCATTCCACTTCCTCTTTTACCCTGCCCGATAGATCTTCCGCTTCGACCTGCCATGTCGGCAATAGAAGTAGCTACTGAATTAACCTTGATCCTAAGCAGGGTAGTGTTCTGCGATGATCCACTAGACCTAGTTCTGAAGATGATGGAAGTCGAATTGGCTGGCTTTCCTACACCCCAAGAGACATTAGTGTAGCCCTCCATACCAGACAATGGCGGGCTAGCAGGGATAGCACTCTTGATTGCCTGATTTGGGACTACGGCAATCTTCTTTATCTCACGCATGAATTGCGTTCTCAAACCGGGCTCAACAGCTCTGAGCTGCTTTTGCAATTGGCGAATACCTTGAACTGAGAGGTCTTTGCCTACAGTCAGTCCCCTACCTTTAATGGTATTTGTATTTATTATCGCCATCAGAACCTCTGGTCAATTCTACCTAATAGAAAACCGACCCCGAAGGGCCGGCTTCTATTTCTTCGACATTTCTTGTGCTCGCCATACTAGATAGCGGCCCATTGTCCAAAGCATTCTCTCATCGAGCTTTAGAAGCTCTAATGGACTGATCTTGTATTCATAAGCGATGTTTACAAGATACCAATGAGCTGAGCTATCGCCTAGCCCTTGGATGCTTTTGGGTCAACTGCACCGACAGTAGAGACATCTTCGAGCCATACTTCGAACTCAGCAGTTGTCTGCTTCTCTCTAGTGAGAGCTGTCCATGCAAGCCAGAGCAGGTGAGTAACTTTCATCTCCTGCCCTAGCTTGGCAATGCTTAGATTGAAATGAGATTCAAACTTGACCATGTCAGCCATGATTACTCTGACATCTTTTTTTACGCCATCGTTGAACTCAAGCTCAAGTTGCATTCGCATAATGGTTTCCTTTCTTATTTAGTTATTTAGACTGTGCCTCTAGTAACTGGGCCGGTGATGGTTAGCGTCAGATTTTGGACAGCCAAATCGCCGACTGCTCCCGAGACTGGGGACAGATTGTCAATCAATGCTGTGAACTCATACTTTGGAGCATTTGTTCCAGCAGGTGTTCCAGCAGGGAAGATAGCAATCGTTGCAACTGTGTTGAACAGGTTGTAGAGGATGCTGTCTAGTGCTGTGCTTGCGTAGTCATTGTGAAGTGCAAGGGTGACAGAGCCTGATTTTAGGCCTCCCTTATATTCACGCCAACCGGACGATCCAAAGCTGGTCGTCTCAATCGCATCTGCTGTGGTCGAAAGCTCGACTGAGTTTACATTCTGCGAGATTGCAGTTCCATTGAGCTGGACCACAACATCGGTAAGAATTTGTTTTGCCATTTATTTCTCCTATGTGTTAGCTAGCTAAAACACGAACATTGAATTCAACAGCCAGATAATTAATATCTGAAATCACTATTGATCCATAGCTCGTCATTTCGGTCACTATCGTGTCAAAGGCCTTACCAGATAGCGACCGGTTCGATTCTATCGCAAGCATTACTGAGGACTCACCTGTGCTTGAACAGTAAGCATCAAGGTTCCTTTGTGCTGTTCTTTCATCGACCCTGCCAACAACTATCTGGACAGAGAAGTTGTATTCAGTCATTCCACGCTGGAAGTCTTGGTGATACTCGACTCTTCTAAGCTGGACAATCGCAATCGGAGGATTTGGATTATCGGGAACAGTAGCGGCAGTTCGAAGACCCGGGATGGTGGCTAGGTTGGCTGCAATCCCATCTCTGAGTTCGCTGATTGAGGCCACTATGCCATCCTGATCTTGCGGTATGGATCTACTAGGTGCTGGACATCAGGATCTAGCCTGAAGCCAACTCTCATAGATCCCATTTCGCCAGAGATGATTCCAAGAGGAGAGTCGAGCCTCTTGAAGATTCTGGATGCAAGAATGATGGTGGCCTGAGTAATGGCAATAGGAACTGCTGACCATCCCCAAGTGCCGACTATCTCAACTGTGGCCTCTCCGTTGCGGTATGGAAATAAGTAGTCCTCGACTGCTCGAATCTGAGTGTAGGAAGTTACTATTCCCCCTGCTCGACCATTTAGAGGCTCAGCCTGCCAGTCTTTAGCTTCCCAAGTTGTGTCATAAGTCTCGCCGTCTTCTGAGGTCTTGACTCTAGTCAGGGTAATGAAGTCCTCTGTCTCACAGACATAGTTGTCTAGTGGGGCAAAGACCTTAGTAGCTGTGCCAGAGTTATAAAAGTAGCGTTCGGTATAGGAATCAATCTGTCGAGAAGCGGATTCGACTGCCATCTCCAATAGCGGGTCATCAATACCATCGGCTATGCCAAGTGCCGCCTTAAGTTGTAAAAGTGTGCAATAGCCCTGCGTGATAGCCATGATTCCTCCAACCTCTATTCTACCGACATTGTTCTGACCATCATCTCGATCATTGGCGGTCCGAAGTAGCGAGAGTTCCTCCACAGCATGTGATTCACATAGCTGTATTTTGTAGCCAGCCTTCTATCTACCATCTTGGTTATTGTCGGTATTACCTCAATGTCATCCCTGCCCAAGCGTTTGGCAATCATTTTGACTAGATCGTATTTGGAGACCCAATCATGAGGCACTAGGTGCTGAGTTCCAGCTAGAAAGTATTCCTTTTTGAGGATGCCTAGAATGACCCTTGCGAAGGCCTCAGTTGTCACGCCGTTCCAGTAGTGATTGATGAAACCATTTATAACAGCATTCTCAGGCTGATTCTTTACCCAATCAAACAGCGACCCCTTGCCATTTGCTCCGATTATCGAGCATCTCAGATTCAGCCAGTTAGAGGCATTGATCTCGCCTCTGACCTTGCTCTTTCCATAGGGATCAGTAGCATCCCTGAGAGAGTCCTCTGTGTAGAGTCCCATTTCCCCGCTAAAGGCACAGTCTGTAGCTATCTGGATGAAATAAAGATCTTTGCGAGCAGCAAGCAGGTGAGGGAAATCACCATTTATCTTTTCTAGCTTTTCGACTGATGGTTTCTTCTGTGGGATTGCTCCAATGCAATTAATCACTACATCGCCCTCAGTCAGCATGAATTGGTCAATAGAGTCAGGTGCTTCATACTCTGAGCGTGAGGGTGCAATCAGGTCAAAAGAAGAAAGCTCTTTGACCATCGCCGAGCCAAGCATCCCCTCAGCTCCCAAGATGAGAACCTTCACCTGAGCGACCTAGCTAGCTGTCTAATTTGCTCCATGCCCTCGGCTCTCTGATCAGCACCTAGCAATGCTCCAGAGGTTGTCAAGCGGTCATGACCCCTATCAAAAACAATCCTCATCGTAGGCGTGTTGTATGGCTTTACAAGGCCAGTTTTTCTCATGTGTAGGGCCAGACCCCAATCGGCAAATCTTATGCCCTCAGGGAAGCCTCCAGAGGCTTGCCAGAGGTCTCTGGTCATGGGGTTAGCACCACCTAATTCAAACTCATAATCAAGGGTCATTGGATTCCAAATGCACTGCTGAACCGAGTCCGAGCCTTTGGTTCTGAGCCAGTCGCAAACTAGGTTGCAACCTGCCGCCTCTGCCTCTGGTATCGAGTTCAGGGCTTTAGGCAGGAAGTAGTCATCAACATTGCAGATCGCTATCCACTTGCCAACGCATAGATAGATTGCTTGATTCCAATACTCGGCATAGCTGTTCAGGTTTTCTTTTATTACCCTGACAACACCCTCATTTGGAACGCTCGCCTTGACTGCTTCCCAGTTCTTCTCATCGGTGACAATGTTTATCTCAAACGGCTTAGTCTCAAGCGACTGCACTCCTGCCCACCATTGAGGCAGGAATTGAGAATAACCCTCACCCCAAATTGCTAGGGGTAGAGAGATTAGACCAGAGTCTTGAGGAATGGTAACCAATAGTGATTCCAAACTTTTACATCATCGAACTGCTGAGCGAACTTGCGTGAGGTCTCTGAGTAGCGACCCTGTGCCTTGGAAACCTCATAGGCATTCTCTAGCTGCTGAGTGATCGATGAAATCGATGGCACTTTCCACCATGCAATCTGAGCCTCATCCCAAAACATTTGGCCTGTGACTTTGAATCCGTCTTCTGCGACCAAATCTCTAGGACCAGTCCAGTCGGATGAGATGACTCGACAGCCTACCGATTGGGCCTCAAGGATTGGGATCTCAAAACCACCGCCAAGGGAAACCTGTAGGGCTACATCAGCAGCCGAATAGAAACCTGCCAGATCTTTTGCATCCAGCCCTAGCCTGTAGTCGATTGGATCAGGGAAGATGACAGAACTCATGTCAAGCCCACAGGCCTCAGCTAGTCGAGGAAGGTGAAAGCCTCCATAGATACCCTTAGGCTCTGTGTGAATGTATAGATAAGCGTTTGGAACTTTCTGCCTAAAGGCTGCGAATCCAAGCAGGACCTCTGCAAAAGCTTTCCGGTGAATTGATTTATTTGCCTTATTTGCAGCATTGATAATCACTAAAAAATCATCATCCTTGATTCCCAGAAACTCTCTAGCGTCTTGCTTGCCAATCTTGTCGGTTCGCTTGAATGTATTGACTGTATCGATGGAGTGAGGAATGTAGATTCCATCAATACCAACATCTTGCAACTGCTCTAGTCCAAATGGTGACATGGCAATCGGAGTGACATTGTCTTTCTGTAGCCATCTTTTGACAGCAGGTGGCATTGAAATGTGATCTAGTGGTGTCCAGCTCAGAATGTTTGAGAATTCATCAGTAGGCCACAATTCAGGCTTCAATACCCACACATCACATAGGGTCAGAATGTAATCTTTCCAATCCTTTTTTGCCATTTGCATCTTGTGTCCAACTGCAAGTGCATCCTGCGACATTGGCTCATAACCTCTGGCATAGTGAGGAATCTCTCCATAAGGGGTCTTATGGGTGGAGTTGTTTCCCTCTAGTCCATAGTTAGAGACATGCCCAACATTTGCTCCATGCTTTGCAAGGTTGTCGATGAGCTGCCCTATTTGCATGCCATATCCGGTGGGCTGGTAGGGGCTATTACTGAAAGTCGTTATTGTGAGATCTAGTTGCTCTGGTTTCATGATTTCCTTTCTACCCCCACAATAGCAAAATCCCCCGACTTTATGTCGGGGGACTTGCCTAGATTTCTAAGG